ATAATATGAAAGATTGGGGAGACATAGGCGAAGGCATGCCGGGACTGTGGGAGCGCGCTTGCGCCGAAGCATCGCCCGGGGATACGGTCACTTTCAAAGGCGTGCGCTATGTACGTAGCTTTAGCGGCGCTTGGGTAAGGATGTTCGCGCGATAGGCGTCGCAAGCAGTGCAATACAGAACCGAAGACGAACCGTGTTAGGGATCTAGTAGTCTCGGTAAGCGTGTCGCTTCCTTTTTACGGTTTCGGAAGCGTGATCAACCGTACGGCAAGCCTCGAAAGAGTCGTTTGCTCCGACGCTGCTAGGTTACTTGTATTGCATTGCTTGCGGCGTATATCGCGCCGTCTAAGAAAACGAAAGCAGGAAAATCAAATGCCAGGAATCGATTGGTCACAGGTTGGAAACGCTCCTATCTTCGAGAAAGGAAATTTCTTTAACCCCGGAAGGTACAAGCTACAGCTCTTGAAAGTAATCTCAAAGCAGACACAGCGATCGGGACTCGCCTTTATTGCCGAGCTTGAAGTGTTGGAAAGCGACAATCCAGCGCATCAAATCGGGTCTAAGGGTACGTACTTCGTGAAGATGGCGAATCAGCAACAGGCGTTTAGCAACGTCTTGGAGCTTATGGCCGCTTTGCTAGGTTTGGATATCTCTAATCCCGCGCACGTTCAACAGATCGATCAACAGCTAAGGCCACAGCTAGCCGGACTGATGACGGCTTTGGAAACGCAAGGTGTAGGCGTCCTTAGTGGTAATGTGTTCGTTAGCGTAGAGTGCCGTAAACAGCGGACGCAACGCGGTAACGAATTCACGCGCCACGCATGGGCGCCTTGGCGGCCCGTTCAAGGGTGGGTCCCGCAAGCCACGCCGGCCGTGGCAGCCATGCCACAGCACTGCGAAGGCGGACCGACCTACCCGCCCGCGGGGGCGCCCGCCGGATACCCCGGCGCACCGCCCTACGCCGCACCGGGAGGCTACCCGCCCCCCGGCTACGGCGCCCCTCCGCCGGCCGTCCAGGGGTGGGCACCGCCCGCACAGGCGGTCCCTCCGCCCCAAGCGCCGGCTTGGGCACCGCCCGGAGCACCCGCGCCCGCGGCGGCCCCTCCCGGAATCCCGGCCGCGGGTTTCCAATGGGGTCCTAGGTAAGAAAGGAAAGCCCCGCCTAGCGACCCTAGGCGGGGCGGTCTAACGATGGCCCCAAAAGAGAAGAGGAAAAGCCGCGCAGCACAGCAACGTGCTTGGTATGCGCGCAATAAGGAAAAAGTCAAAGCTACTAATGAGCGCTGGCGAAAAGCTAATATGCCGCGCGTCCGAAAGAATCAAAAAGCTTGGGTCGAGGCAAACTTAGATAGACGAAAAGAGCAGGCTAGATCGCACGTATTGCGCAAGCAGTATGGGATCACACTAGAGCAATACGAAACACTGCTAGCGGAGCAATCCGGCGTGTGTGCGATATGCAACGAGAAAGAGACCATAGTCATTAAAGGCTCTGTAGCTTCGCTGTCTGTAGACCATGACCACGATACCGGAGTTATTCGAGGCTTGCTCTGTAAGCGTTGCAACCGCGCTATCGGATCTTTCAATGACGATCCGAAACTCTTGAGAGAAGCGGCTCTCTATCTGGAAAGACTTGTTGTAAGATGACCATCGCTTTCGATACCGAAACCTTTCCGACGGAGCCAGGGAACAAGACCCCTAGAGTGGTCTGTATTTCCTATGCTTCCGAGCGGCATCCGGAAGGCGAAATAGAGCATGCGATTAAGGCTAAGTCGTGCTTTTTTGCCTTGGCTGATCGCATCCTAAAAGGTTGGGATACTGGCCAGTTAGTAGGTGCTAACACGGCTTACGATATGGCGTGCATGTGGGCGCACGCGCCGGACCTAGCACCGCTCATATGGGAGCTATACGACTCAGGGCGCGTCTCGGACGTCCTTATCCGTCAAAAGATCCTGGATATCGCGGCGGGCTTGGGCGGTTGGGGAGCTATCACACAGCCAGACTGCTCGCGTAAGCGTATCAAGCTTTCCTACAATCTTGACGAGTGCATGCAAAGGCACTTCGGCATTGCCTTGGATAAGGACACGTGGCGCTTGCGCTACGGAGAGCTTTACGAAGTACCGCTACACGAATGGCCGGCGGACGCGCGGCAATATCCGGTAGACGACGCGGTAGCAACACTCGCCGTATACAACGCGCAAGAGCCGGACGTTGGTCTACTCATGAATGAGGCTAGCAAGTGCCGTACCGCTTGGATGCTGCATCTAATGTCTTGCTACGGCATCCGCACGGATCCGGAAGCCGTAGCGGCGTTTGAGAAGTCTGTCTACCACAGCATAGGCGAGACCCAAGACTTTCTAGAGCGCGTTGGGCTAGTCCGCGCCAACGGCTCGCGCGACACCAAAGCAGCCAAAGCGTATATGCTTGACGTATGCGCGAAACTCGGACGCGAACCGGTCAAGACGGATAAAGACGATATTTGCCTAGATGACGCGGCATGCAAGGCCACTGGAGACGAGGTACTAATCAAATATGCGGAGTATAGTTCCCTTGCGAAAGTCGTCTCTACGGATATTCCGATCCTACACGCTGGTGCAAGTGTACCGATCCAAACCCGTTTCGATCCGCTACTCGAAACCGACCGGACGTCAAGCAGCGATCCAAATATTCAAAACATCAAGCGACTTGTTGGGATGCGAGAATGCTTTCGTCCGCGTCCGGGCTTCATATACGTTGATGCTGATTACGGTATGTTGGAACTATGTACGTGGGCGCAAGTCTGCCTTTGGGTCTTGGGTCGCTCGCACATGGCGGAAGTGCTTAACTCGGCAGACGAAAACGATCCGCATCTAGCTTTTGCCGCACAGATCCTACACATATCTTACGCCGAAGCTCGCGCGGCTTTGAAAGCGGGCGACAAGGAAGTGAAACAGCGGCGTCTAGTCGCTAAGGTCGGAAACTTCGGCTTTCCTGGCGGCTTGGGCGCGGGAACCTTCGTAGAATACGCCGCGTCTTCGTACAAAGTGAATATTACAGAAGACCAGGCGAAAGAGCTTAAGGCCTATTGGCTTTCGCAATGGCCGGAAGCTAGGCCTTACTTCGATTACATCGGGAGCAAGGGCAACGGAGGCGAAGGCCGCATAGCTATGCAACGCATGCTTTACGGGCCTAAGGACGTCCGTACGCCGGGCTTACACGGCCCTGGAAGCTGGCGATCGAACATGCGTTACACAGTGGCGTGTAACGATCCGTTTCAAAGTCTCGGAGCGACGGCCGCGACATGGGCCGGTTACGATTTGGCTAGGGCTTGCTACTATGAGCGCAATCATATTCTGTTTGGTAGTCGACCAGTTAACTTCATTCACGATCAATACTTGGTTGAAATCCCGGACGACTCGCTAGCGCCGGAACGCGCGCAAGCCGTGGCCGACGTTATGGTCAATGCAGCTAGGCGCGCATGCCCGGACGTGACGCCGAAAGTTGCGCCGGCCTTGTGCCGCATGTGGAGTAAAGACGCCGAACCGCGCTATACTCCGGAAGGAAGGCTAACGATATGGGAACCATCCTAGCAATCGATCCAGGCAAGGTTACCGGCGTGGCACGCATAGAAGCGCCGTACTTTCAGCACACCGGGCTAATTTTAGCGGATGCGCTAAGCGAGAGAGACACGCTATTTTTTATAGAGAATATCGCGCCGCTAGCAAACCATCACAATCCGTCAAATCTCCGGCCGTGCGGGGATTGCGTAATCGAAGTGCCACAAGTCTACCGGCAAGAGCATAGCAAAGGCGACCCTAACGATCTGATCGATCTGGCCGTCATGGTCGGAAAGTATGCACTACGGGCGGAACTAGTCGGCTTTGCCGTGCACCTAGTGCGCCCGCGCGTTTGGAAAGGCCAGCTACCTAAGGATGTGTGTTGGCATCGCGTCAGGCAGACACTAAACGAAACAGAGCTAGCGTTAGTCAAGGATGCTTCGCGTAACATCGCTAATACGCTAGTACACAATATGCACGATGCAATCGGACTCGCAACCTGGTTTCAAGGAAGGTGGAAATAAGTGGCAACCAAAAAGAAAACTAAAGACGACGGCTTGCGCGGGCACACACCTAAGCAAGCGCCCGTATATGAAAGCTTCAAGGATTGGTTTGCTGCAAACCTTCCGGAAGGCATGACCCGTACAGACTTCGCGCAAAAACTAGCCGCACAATCGGGCGGCATCATTTCGCGGTCTACGGTCATGAATACGTTAAAAGGTCAACGTTTGACCGGCTACGCTAAAGGTAAGGCGCTTAGCGACCTAACCGGGGGCTCCGTCCCGTTGGAAAGGATCGTGGAGTGACAGAAGTAACCGCGTCGATAGCACGGCCGGGCGACATAGAGACGGACGACACGCTAGCGGCGCTTCGCGCGTCCGTTTCGTCGCTAGCGTGCACGGCCGAAACCTACCCGGAGATATGCAACGCGCTAGTAGAAGTAAAGGCGCGCAGCAAGGCACTCGAAGCACAGCAAAAGACCATTCTAGATCCCTTGCGCGCAGCGGAACGCGCCGTCAAGGCCTGGTTTAAGGCCCCGCTCGACACGTATAAGACGATAGAGGGAGCTCTCAAAGACCACGTGGCGCGCTATCAAGACACCTTGCGCGCCGAACGATACGCCGCGATACAAGCAGCCGGCCGCGAACCTACGCCGGAAGCTATGCAAAGCTTGACGGCCCTAGCGGCTCCGCCCACTCCGCCCGCGATCCAAATGCGAAAGGTTTGGAAGGTCGAAGTAACGGACGAAGATCAGGTGCCGCGCGAATACATGATCGTAGACGTCGCGGCTTTGCGTGCGCTATGTATCGAAACCAAAGGAGAGCTAAGCGTGCCCGGCGTGCGCTTCTATCAAGAGGATAGTGTAGCGGTAGGTGCAAAGTGACCGACTCTCTAGGCGGCAAGACGCGCCGCGAACTAATGGCGATCGTCCGGAAGCAACGCAAAGATTTGCTAGCGCTGCTTACGAAGGTTGAGACGCTTATTGCATATTTGGATTTGCTCGATGCGGATGAGAAGCCTAATCGGCCTTGACGCTGCTTGCATGGTGCTTCTCGTCGCCCGCGCTGTGCTCGCCAAGGATTGGGCGCTCGCGCGTTGGGCGGCCCGTGAGGCGTGCGCGGACCGCGCCCGAGACGCTTTCCGGGCGGACGGGTGAGCGTCGCTCGCGACCCGAATCGGCGCGCTCTGTGGCGGGAAACGCCGGCCAGGGCATGAACTGGATTTGGCCGGCCACGCGACGGCGGATCTACGCGCGCGACGGCTGGCTGTGCGTCTACTGCGGCGACCCGAAGCAGTGCCTTGACCACGTGCGCCCGCGGTCGAAAGGCGGCTCCAATCGCCCGTCAAACCTCGTCACGGCGTGTTTCACGTGTAACGAGCGACGGGGCGATCGGTCGGTCGCGAGCGTCTTCGGGGCCGACGTCGCGCGGCGCGTGCGGAACGCACGGCGGAGAGTCCTGCCGCCCCTCGGCTTGCCCTTCTAGCCGGCTTTCAAAGACAGATGGATCGCAGCCGTACCGTTTAGGCAGGCTTGATACCCTGCATAGAACGGCGCGATACATACATCCGTGCTTTGCCCGTGAAGAAAAGCGATCTTCGCGGCGCTATTGAAAAGGTCCGCGGTAACTTCGGTATAGTAAATCGTAGGCGAAGAGCTCTCGTCTTTCACCGTAAAAACAAGTGACGTACCGTCTGTGTCGGCCGCTACGATATGCGCTTGGATCGGTAGCGTGGTCCACGTATAGGCGCCGTCCGTCGTGGGGTCGGCCGTAACACCGTAGGATCCATTAGTGCCGTCCACGCCTTGAATCACGACATACATATCATGATTTGCAAGGTAGATTACATCGCGGATGTAGTCGAATGAAAGCAGCGTCGAGGGTGTCCACGTCGCGCCGTTATCGTCACTGTAGTAAATGCCTCCGCCACCGTTGGCGAAAGAGTCAAATACCCAAGTAAATAGACGGCCGTTCTTTCCCTCGCGAACACCGGCTAGCGCTTGCCCTCCGGTAGTTGCGACTACTGTATGTTCAGTAAACGTGGCGCCGTGGTCTGTAGACGTCCAAGACTTAAGTGCGTTGTCGATGCCTCCGACCATTACGATCGTACCATCGGCTTTGACGCACGACGCGCCAACGGCTCCGAACGTACTAGCGCCGGTATGCAAGGTTACCGACGTCCAAGACGTCAGATCCTTAATGCCCGAACGGTCTACAAAGACGTTACCCGTACCTTGATCAATATGGTCGGCTAGAATGATTCGACCGTCCGCCGTTGGTACGCCGTGAGAATATCTAAGCCCAGTGCCCGGCGTTCCGGCCGGCTGTGCAAAGAAATTATAACCGAAGTAATACAGGTTAGCTGTAGGATGGCCCAGTCCGATCCACACGCCTAGCGCCTGATACCAAAAGCATTTAGCCGTGCCTTTGACTTGCAAATAGCTACCGTCCCACAGATCCAAGTCAGCAACGCCGTAAGGCGTCTTGCGCGCCGTCCACTGCGCCACCGGCCAATTGAGATACGCGACGTCAGCAAGGTAGGCAGCAAAGCCGCCAATCTTGTTGAAAAACCAATTGACCCACTCTGGTGGAGGCCGAGTGTTAGGGATAAAGCCCGCTGCTTTATCCCCGCTTGACGGTTCAACCTTAAGCGGTTGACCGGACCACGGATCCGTACCCGGATCGTAATCATCGTTAGTCGCCCAAGTAGGCGCTAGCCCAGTCGGTCTAGGGTTTGCCATTATGCTACCGCAATGAATTTACCGCCAGCCGTTGGATCGTAGACGCTACCCCAACCGCGCGCCGCGTCCGTAGCGTGCGCCGGATCTTCGTCCCAGAAAGTGAAAGCGTTAGTGGAGTCAACGCCGTTAGGCGGGTACAAGAAACTAAGTCTGACTCCGTCCACTACCATCCCATGAAACGCTTGCGCAAGCGTCTTAATCGCATCCGTGGAGAACGTGTTAACTAGGATCTCGATATCGATGCTAGCGGGGAATGCCTCGCGAATGAGCGGCGTCTGTCCGGCAAGCAAGCGGCAAATCTCGAAAAATTCCGGGACGGTTCCGCTAGACTTGTTGATCGCAATCTGTGCTTGGATATAAATGAAGTATGCCGTATCGTCCGAGCTATTGCGCTTTGCGCCTACGATCTTACCGAACCGATCTAGGTAGATTCCAAAGGCTCCGCCGGGCTTGAATTGGCGAGCATTGTAGAGATCCCTAACCGCGTCTTCGAGCTCTTGCACGCGGTTTAGGTAGCTCGTGATAAGCCCTTTCGCTAGCGGCTTGTTCTTATATTGCTCGATTAGCCGTGAAAGTCCTTGCTTGACGTGGTCCGGCGTGTAGACGTATGGGTCGAAAGACATTAGCCGTGTCCGTTCGGGACAGCTTCGAGCGCGCTTAGACGTTCGTTAAACTCTTGAAGCTCTCGCCGGTTAGCTTGCGCCTCATCAAAGAATGCGCTTTGCATCTTGATTAGAGTATCAACCTTGCCGAGCAAAGTGTTTAGTTTCTGATCTTGCGCCTCAAAGGCGGCCATGACCGGATCGGGCGATGGCGGTAAGGTGTCGCGCGTCGCTTCCGGATCGTCTTCGCAGTGGCACAAAGGGCAAGGGCCGCTTTGCCCTAGTCCTTTAAGACGGCATCCGCACTTACAGATACCTTCGTGCATCGTCTCACCAGTAGATAGAACCTTCCGCCGTGGCGGAGGTTAGTTCGGTGAATTGGATATCCTCTTCCTGCCCTACGACCATGTCAATGGTCACGCTAGCACCGTCCGAAAGGCGCTTGACTACGATGTTGCCGTCCGCGGTGCACTTCACGAGACGCGGACACGTCTCCGGGTTTCTGCCCGGACCGGCCGCAAGCACGTCAAGTGGGTACGTAGTGCCGCTATCAAAACCGATGTAGTGCGGCGAAGACATAAGAGACGTATTGATACGGGCCATGATTCCTCAGTGGTGCGAAGACAGCCACATTTGAAGCGCCTGAGAAGCAAGCGTTAGAAAGGTTACTAACGCACCTAGAACCTTAACCTCTTGCGAAATCGGTTTACGCTTCGATTTCGGAGGCGCACCGGATGCACGGATGTTCTCAATAAATTGAACCTTGCTAGGATGCTCTGCCATGTAGTGCTCTATGACCGGCTCTAGCGTGGCGTTCAAGACCGCGAAACGCTTGTCGAGGCCTTGCACGTCTGTGCGCGCGTTAGCTACTTCGGCCATTAGCCGGCCGTGCGTCGTCTCGTCGCCCTTAATATGGTTATCCAAGCGCTCCGCCAAGACTTCATTAGAGATACTACCTGCCATGTTTAGCTCTCCGGTCGCATACCTGCCCTAGCTTGTGCCAAAGTCAAACCTTGCACGCGCTGAAAATGTGGACGGTCTACGATCGTTTTCCAACGCCCACCCCACTCCAAACCGTGCGCCTCTCCGATTAGCCCGATACGAAGCCAAAGGTTCTCGTCATTAGGCCAAGACAGCTTACCGTCTTGAATCAAAGCCACGTCGAAAGCGAGACCGAAGTTATGCCAGCTTGACCCCGGGGGCGCGTTAGTCACGATAGGCCCGGGAGTAGTGCGCCCTTGCGCGTATAAGGCGGCTTGCTCTTTCATTGTCCTAAGGCCTTGCGTGACGGCAAGGTGCAAGCCAGCGGCGTGTAGTGCGTCTTGAAGAAACGAGATCGCCGGCTCTTGTATCGTCAAGTGCAGCTTGGAAACCGTCAGCAACGTAGCGGCGTTCAAGCCCGGAGACGTTGGCGGAGTAAGCAACGCGTTCCAAGTCTCGTCGCCTACTACTCCGTCACACTGCAAACCATGCGCGACTTGAAAGGCCTTAACGGCGCTCTGTGTCTTAGCCCCAAAGTCTCCGTCTGCAACGATACCGAGTAGATTCTGTAGCTCTACTACTTCGGGGCCTTGGCTTCCGAGTTTTAGCGTAGTCACTTAGGCCAGCCGGCGGAAAGGATCGCTTGCGCTTGGGCTAGCGTGCACGTCTTGACGACGGGCACCGGTGCGGGCGGAGGGGCCGGCGGAGCCGGAACGGGCACGTTTCCGCCCTTATCATCGAACGCCTGCACAAGGGCGGACCAGTCAACGCCATTCGGCGCTTTGGCCTGACCCTTCGCCAATTGGTCCGGAGTCAAAAGCGCATAGAGCTCGCCTCCGCCGTTGTTAGTGGCATAGTTTGAGATAGCCGCCCAAGTGATATGGCCGATCAAGCCCCAAGTATCAATCTTGACGCCTAGATCGTCAAAGCCTGTCCCGAGGAATGCGTGCCCGTTGTTTGGATCGGCCGCATGCGGGCCAACGCCGGACCACACGAATCCGTTTCCGCTAGGCCAAGGATTCAGCCAAGCGTCTGGCAAGCCAACGCCAAAGAAGAGATTTTCAAAGAGGAACATAGCCGCCTGTACATCGGCCTTGTTCATTCCGTTAATAGAGATAGCTCCGAGCAGCTTAGTCCCGTTTGCGAAGCCGTGCGCCTTCCAATACGCGAAGGCGTCCGCCTCGTTGCATCCGTTATCTGTTGACGGATCCCCCGGAACGTAGCCGCCAATTGCCGCATAGTCCGCTACGATCTGACTAGGCGACGCACGGAACGGCGAACCGGTAGCGTTGCCGGTTTCAAGCGCAACCAAGTGATAGCCCGCTGCGACGACACAGTCACCTAGCGTATCGTTCCCCATGACATCGGACATCGCGGCTCCGCCTTTCGGCGTAAAGTCGCACGATGCGGGAATGATCGGCATTTCCCGATGACTAATGAAATCGGAAAGGTGAACGCGCGCCGCGCTAGGCTTGCGCGGCTTACGGCCAAATTTCATGTGCGGATGTGGCGTCATCTTTCACGTTTCCGTAATCGTGATTTGCTCGGCAAGAATCTTAGGCGTCACAAGAGCGCCCACTACAAGTGGAACGGCAAGCGACTTGCTATAGAGCAGCAAGCCCGCACCGGAAGATTCTACGCCGATACCAACATGCGTAATCGTTTGCGTATCCGGATCGAAGCTCGCATTGCATTGCGGGAATTCGACGTCCGCGGCATTGACTGCTTGGTTATCGTTGATACCCCAATCCGTGCCGCGCACCATGGCCACGCGCGCATAGTCGTCATAATCGGCCTCGTTGGACGTCTGATCTCCGCCAGCCGGATCCGCCGTATGCAAAGAAATATAGAGCGTATCCCCGTCAGTGATATTCGGGATATCTGACGTCTGGTTGAATAGCTCATCAATAAAGGCGATGGCGAAAGCCGTAGACTTGTTTCCGGACATGGTTTTTCCTCTAGACGTTAAGAACCGTCAATAAGCCCAGGATCGGACATATCACCTTGTCCGGTCACACTCCACTTAATATGCGCCAAATCCCCGTCACCCGTCAAGGTAACATCGCATGCGCCCTCTCCGGACATGATGTCATCAGGCGCACACGTTCCGATAGCAACCATAGCCACGGCTTCAATGCCTTCGCCTTCCAAAGCGATTGGCACCATATCCGCGGAGGCGTGCGCCACGACGTCTCCCCGTCCGTACATATGACGCGGACGGCACCGCGTGCGGTTAGGGCGCTCAATGAAACCGTTACCGCCAATGCTTCCAAGACCGATCATTGATGTCACCTATGGGGTAGTATATTCGTAAGAGTCAAACAGCGCGTAAGGTCCGCCGCTCAAATCCAGCGCAACGCCTATTTGATCGCCCCCTCCGGGCACATATGCGTCGCGGGTTTGCTGGTGTATTAGCTGCCACGTCGAGCCGTCTACGCTGTGGTAGAAATTAAAATTGACTCCGTCATCTACGAAACGAAACCAAAACGGGCCGGTGTTCTGCTCTCTGTAGTAGAAAGAAGTGATCGGCGTAGTGTCGTTGTCAAAGAGATAAACACCAATAGCGTTAGACGCTACTCCGCAAATAAGCTGACGTTGACTGCCAGAGTCGCGAACGACCAGACCGGCATAGCCGTTATCGTCCAGCGTAGTGCTCCTAACGTGCACGGTTAGGGTGCACTGCTCGTCTTTCGCTTGCACTAGCCCGGATGCAGTACCGCCGGCCACCGTGCACGTAGCTACAATAGCGCCGGCCTGATCTGCGAATGTTGCGCTTTGATATTGGCCGTCAAAATCTGCGACTAGCGGCGGCTGCTTGCCTAACTTACCATGAATGTGCGGGCGCCACTCCGCGCCATCATCCACGAAGACTACGGAACCGTCTAGAGCATAGAATACGCTACCGGCGTTTCCCGGAGCCGGACGGTTTGCGTACAGATCCACAATACCGCCCGACCCTGGCGGACCGGGCGGCCCCTCGTCTCCGGGCGGACCTGGCGGCCCCGGAGGACCGCCAGCCGCCGCTCCCATGTGCTCACTCATACAGCCCCATCAAGCGTAAAGGTTTCATCGCGAATAGCTAGCAAAGTATTCCGCAATGCTAGCTTTTGCGCATTAGTAATTGTAGAATACGCTGAAACCGGATGGTCCGAAGACGTCACTACTTGTCCGCTACGCAAGTATTTGATAATCACACGCGGATCGTTCGGCGGGGTAGCCGCCGCATCGGATATGTAAAATTCTATCCGAAGATCGTTGGGGCCGTTGTCAAGAATCAGAGCTTGCTGCGCTAGGCTTTTCGACATTGTCTCTAACCATTTCCGCACAATGAACCGCGCGCACGGTTTCGCCTACCATGCGTTGCAGCTCTTTAGGTACCTGAACGTCCGGCAAACCGATTTCGGCGTCCAGGA